CGCCGTTTGCTCCATTTCACGCCGAATATGCGTGAGTCTGTCGCTCACTTGGTCGGTCAACCGCATCACAACGTCAATAATTTCTGCCATGCTCCCCCTCCTTTCTCTAAGACTCGAGTTTTTCTTTCAGTTGTTTTTCTTCCTCGATCTCCCGCTGCATAAACGCCTGCAGGATGATTTGTTCACCGCGGCCCATCGCATACCACTCCGACGGCCGCAAATGATGCCGCGCATAAAGCCAGTACATCATTCGCGTCTCTCCGTCGGAATTAATCAGTTTTTTACCGTTTCAACAGCCTTCTTCGTCTGCTTCTGCCCAAAGCCGCAGAGCTCGGAAATCGCATTCGCAATATCCTGCACCTCTCCGGCGTTAAAGAGCACAGAAAAGAGCTCTTTCCGTGACGCGACGTTGTAATGCTTCAAAACATCCGCCCCGTCGAAGTCTTTGTTTGTGATCCCGTCGCAGAGCATTCGCATCTGGAGCTCGTAGTTATCTACACCCTTCAGCTGCCCCGTGCTTGTATCAATCTGCATCGCGCTGTCCTGGATCTCGCGCACACGGCGAGAAGGGATCTGCTGCAGATGCAGGATGAATGGCTCGCCCAAAATCTCAGAGAGCCGCTCTACCTCAAAATCCTTCGTCGCCTTTCGTGCGATTTTTCCTGCGTCTGCCGCAAGGAGTGCCTCTGTCAAACTCATCATAATCCTCCTTATTCCGATGCGCTGTCCAAAATGTCGAAATCGGTAAACGTGAAATCGTAGTCATCCTCGGTCAGCTTCTTTGCCGCCCAGTCCATAAGCGTCAGCTTGTCAAACGTTGCATCGCGGATAACAACACGCTCGTCTCCGATCGCATCCGGATCAGAAAGCTTAGCGATGATCGTGCACACAGTCTGCTTGCCATTCTTGATATTGTCCGCCATCTTGTCGATGAAGTACGAGCTCATGTGATTCATCTTCACATTTCCGGAGCCCTCCCATCCCGTTGTCTTGTACTGCTTGCCGCGGCGCTTGACCTGATTTACCTCCTCTTTTACGAGTTTCACCTCTGCCTTGAACGCAACAACCTGCGCCATGTACTGCGAGTCAATCCAGACTTCGCCCTCCGTGCCGCTCATGACCTGCTGCGAGTTGAACGATTCAGCCATTGTCTATCCTCCTTTAGATGTTGATCGGCAGCTTGATGTCTTCCATCGCGTCGAGAATCTTGATGCTCGCCGTCAAAAAAACAATCTTCTTCGTATCGAGCTTCTTGAGCTCCAATTCACTCATGTCCGCAAGCTGCTCCTTCGTGTAGAGCCCATGTTTCAGCTGGTATGTCTTGACTGCCTCCGTATCAATGTCGATCTTCGTATAGTCACGCTGCAGGAGTCGCCCGTTCTCGAGCTCGCGCATATAACCATAGATGGCCGTGATAAGAAGCTGCTTGTTGTCGTAGTCGTTCGTATATTTGCCAATGTACGAATCCTGTGCCGTCTTCTTGATGTCATCGTAGATCATATCCATGATGTCCACGCTCTTGATGGTCTGATAGGCTTCGAGTTTCCCTTGTGTCGTCGTGACGAGCGAATTCATTGCGCGGCTCATCTTGAATTTCTCCCCGTCAAACCAAACGAAGAACTCACCGCGGTTTACCTTCTCGTCATTCTCGTCGACGCTGTGCTTGTCGCAGTCAATGACCTCCGAGAGCGGCGCATACGTTGCAGAGATTGTCATGGGTGTACCCGCAATCAGCCCTGCGATGCGGGGTGTGTACTGCGCCCCTGTGTACGTCTTCGCCGCCGTCGTGATGGTCGTGTTCGCGAAGTTGATGATGCCCTCGTAGTCCCCAGCATATCCCGGCAGAACAACCTTCGAGCGTTTGAACTTATTCTCGCGGTTCGTCTTGAGCCACGTCGCAACAGATTCCAACTGCTCCGTCACAATCGTCGGAATGGCGAGATAGTCCCATCGCTCCGTCGAAAGCGTTTTCAGCGATTCTGCGAATTTATCCGCGTTCTTCGCGTTTGCGTTGTTCACTGCCTGCAGATAAATCTTTACGCGATACGGCGACTTCTTGTACCCCATCAGACATTTCGTGATGTAATCCTTGTTGACGTCCGTGAAAATGCTCGGAATATCGTCGGTCGTATAGATGACAAGCGGCAGCTTCTCCGCCGCCACTTCCTTCCCGCCGTTTCGATACCCTTTTGTGACCTTGTCAATGGTATCCTGCGACTCCTCGAGGAGCAGCGCGACAATGCCGCGCTGACTCCGCTCGATTGCCTCAATGCCCGCTTCAATAAACGAAATATTGACAGAAGGCATTCCGAGTTTTGCCATAATCCTTCACTCCTTTGCGTTCATACTGTTTTCTCGTCAATTTGTCCGTCCCATTCTTCGGCGCCTGCGTCTTTGCCGCGGTGACGGACATGGAAACGGATTTCCTCCATCGGTTCTGCTACATCCTTCATCTTTTTCACCTGCTCCAAGTAGGGAATTGTGACTATGATCTGCAAAACGTCCTGCTCCTCTCCAACGCGATCATCCTCCACCGATTCGATGTGGAGATATCGCCCCGCAGAAGGAAGGCCGATCTGAAAGAGGAGCTGCACACGATCAATGACGTCCATATAGGCAACTTCGTTCTTGTCCGAATCCTGTGCGTAGTACGTAATGGCGAGCCTCAGCTCTTTTTCCATCCAGTTCCCTGTTTTGGGCGTCATTTTGCTCGTTGCGGCAATAAAAAAGCAGGGCTTTTTGAACTTCTCCCGCACCTCATCCGAATACACGCGGTATCCGAACTCCTGTGACAGCCGCCCAATGACCTGCCTCAATACATCAACCTGTTTTACTACGTCAGCCAAGATGCTCACGCACCTTTGTATAAAATGTCTCCGTCATCTTCTGTTTTGCCCCACTCCAGTTGTCATCGACTGCCTTCTCCAGGAAGTGGAGATTACGATTATCATGCGGGCTGTTTGGTACAGGGCGCCCTTGCGGGCTCACCCGCTGAAATCCGCGGTTGACCAAATGGAAGTGCGGGGCCGTAGAGCGAATTTCTGCCCGCAGTTCACCCGCGCGATGCCCCTGTATCTTGCACCGCCAGCTGTTTTTCAGCTTATGTGGATGCGCAGCCTTACCAACCGGAGAAGCTTTCTTGATTGCCTGGAGCATATGCTTTGCGCCTTTTTCAAGGGCCTCCTCTGCATCGCCCGGGTATTCCCGTGCCATTCGGTCAATCTGGCGTACGAAGTCATCCATCGTCATGAGTCTCACCGCTTTCCTTTTTGTTGCACATGAGCTCCAGCTTTACATGTGCCTCATACGGATCAACGACTGACATAATCCGATACACTTGCTCGCGGTACTGCACAAGCATGCTCTCGTTGATATTCGGCCGGTAGCGAATCGTGACCTTGGTCAAAAGCTCCACCTTATCCTTGTACTGCTCGTAATACGTCCGGCCGCGTGCGGGTTCCACACGCGCCCAGACTGGATTACCAATGGCATCAACGAGCTCCTGCCGCGTCAGTCCATATTCATCCGTTACGTCCTTGTACGTCAGAATACGGATCCGTTTATCAAGCATGCCGACCTCGTCCACGTTAATCATGGCGTACCCCCTCCCGGAAGCGGCGCGTATGCTCCTGCAAGCGCAATATGCGTGATAATCGCCTGCAAATGATTCGGCAGTTCGTTGAGATTCGTCTTTGTCGAAAATGAGCTGCGATTCTCGTACCAGTGCAGAACAAGCTGTTTCTGCGCGAGCGCCATAAGCTCCGAATCTGCACGGAACTGCTTACCCGTTGTCTGTTCCAAATAGGAAATGGCAGCCGAGCCGAGCGAAGCAATCAGCGCATCATCATCCTGCAGATCAGCATCAATACGCAGAAAATCCTTGAGTGCCACAATCCCTTCTGCCATATCCTCACCTCAAATCACGCAACGTTGCCCGTCAGCTTCACAAGCGATGCGTATTCGATCGGCTTGCCGTCGCAGATCATGATTGTCTTGCGGATGATGTCGTCCGTATCGTTGTCCTCATACGTCTTGATGCCGATCGAGTAGTTCGTATTGAGCGTATAGTCACCGAAGTCGTAAAGGAAGGCAAACACGTCCGCTTTCTTGAGCGTCTTTACGTACGACGGCAGATCATTGGTCAGCACGACACGGCGACCGAGAAGCGTGCGCTCCGGCACCCCACCGATGCCATGATCGACACGGCCGATCGGCTGTCCTGCCGTATCAACCATACCAACAAACTCCATGAACG